GACGGATACGCCCTCCCGCCGCTCGATGTGCGCTGGCACGAGATACCGATGGCGACGGAGCGGCGGATCACGCGCGAGGCATCCGGACAGGGCAAGATCGTCTCGGACAACACCATCGACCTGTCAAGCGTCGCGGCCGAGAAGCGCGCCAGCCTCCCGGATCGTCTCGCCAAAGCCATGTCTCTGCGGTCGGAGAAACCCGGCGCGCACCGGATCATCTGGCACGATCTGGAAGCCGAGCGGAAGGCGCTGGAGCGGGCTATCCCGAACATTGCGACCGTCTACGGGTCGCAAGACCTGGAGGAGCGAGAGCGCATCGTCTCCGGCTTTGCGGATGGCGAGGTTCAGGAGATCGGCGCCAAGCCGATCATGCTGGGGAGTGGCACCAACCTGCAACGCTTCTGCGCGTGGTCGATCTTTCTGGGTATCGGCTTCAAGTTCAACGACTTCATCCAGGCCGTGCACCGTCTGCGGCGCTTCGGACAGGAGGCGGAGAGCGTTCGGGTCGATCTGATCTACACGGAGGGCGAACGCCAGGTGCGCGCCGCCCTTGAGCGGAAATGGCGTCAGCACGCCGACATGGTTCAGAAGATGGTGGATATCGTGAAGGAATACGGATTGACCGAGATCGCCCTGCACAAGGAGCTTGTGCGCTCGATGGGCGTGAAGCGGATCGAAAGCAAGGGTGCGGATTACCGCGTGATCCACAATGACTGCGTGGACGAGACGCGCCGGATGAAAGGCGCATCGGTGCAACTTATCGTCACCAGCATCCCATTCAGCACGCAATATGAATACAGCCCCAACTACGCGGACTTCGGGCACACAGACGACGACCCTCATTTCTGGAAGCAGATGGGGTTTCTCATACCGGATTTGCTGCGCGTTCTGGAGCCGGGGCGGGTGGCGGCGATCCACGTCAAGGACAGGATCATCCCTGGCGGCATCAATGGCTTTGGGTTTCAGACGCTCTCCACGCTGCACTGTGACTGCATCCGGGAATTCCAGCGCCACGGCTTTGCCTATCTCGGGATGAAAACCATCGTTACGGACGTGGTGCGCGAGAACAACCAGACCTACCGCCTTGGCTGGACGGAGCAATGCAAGGACGGGTCTCGCATGGGGTGTGGCACGCCGGAATATCTCTTGCTGTTCCGCCGCCCTCCGACCGACACGAGCGTGGGATACGCCGACCGTCCCGTGAAGAAGGCCAAGAAGGAATGGGACCCGGAAGCGCAGGACTGGCGCAATGCGGGCGGGTACAGCCGGGCAAGATGGCAGCTCGATGCCCACGGGTTTACAAGGTCAAGTGGCAACCGCGCCCTGCGCCCTGGCGATCTGGATGGGCTGGACGCTGATGTGGTCTACAAGGTCTGGAAACAGCACAGCCTGAACACGGTCTACGATTTCGAGCATCATGTCTCCGTCGGGGAGGGCTTGGAAAAGCACGGGCGCCTGCCTCCAACCTTCATGCTCTTGCCGCCGCACACGCTGCACCCTGACGTCTGGACCGATGTGGCGCGCATGATGACGATCAATGCGGAGCAAGAGCGCAAGGGAAACGAGCTTCACTTGTGCCCGCTGCAATACGACATCGTGGACCGTGCAATCGCGCAGTTCACCGAGCCGGGGGATTGGGTCTACGATCCGTTCGGCGGCCTGATGACGGTCCCGTACCGCGCGCTGAGACTTGGCCGAAAGGGCATCGGGGTGGAGCTTAATCCAACCTACTGGATGGACGGTCTGAAATATGTCGAGGCCGCCTCCAAGAAGGTAGAGATGCCAAGCCTCTTCGACTTCATCGCTGAAAAGGAAGCCGGGGAGGATGCAGCATGAGCGCGCCCGACCTCAAAGCGATATTCCGAGCCGGTTTTGTCCGTCGCTGGCACACCAATCCCGATCTGGCGCACACCGTTGACCGGATCGACGGACACAGTGCACGGGTGGCGCGGATCTTGCTGGCGGTGCATCCGTCGCCGTCGCTGGAACTGATCCGGACCGCTCTGATACATGACGACGGGGAGAGCGCAACCGGCGACGTTTCAGCCACCTTCAAGCGATCAATGCCCGGCATCTTGCGGGTGGAGCTTGCGGCCCAAGAGAGCGGGCACCTGATCGATCTATGGGGCTACAGCGACCCAATGCCGGACTGCGATACAGGATGTGACGCGCAGTGGCTCAAATTCGCTGATCGCCTAGATGCCTACATGTGGGCCGCGCACCACGCGCCGCACGTTCTGAATGGCGACGGCTGGCCAGAGGCACTGGAATGGTTGTTCGACATGGCCGAGACGCTCGGATGCACCGGCGCACTGCGGTCTGCCGTGGCTTGCGACGAGCGGGAAGGCGAGGTGGCGCTGTGAAACCTCGTGATTACCAAGAGGCCGCCATTCAATCGGCATTCGATTGGATGGCATCGGGCAAGTCAAACCCTCTGATCGTTGCCCCTACGGGCGCGGGAAAATCCGTGATTTTGTCCGAGCTGATCCGGCGGGCTGTGCAGGATTATCCGGGCACTCGGGTCATTCTCGCCACGCACCAGAAGGAGCTGATCCAGCAGGACTATGCCGCTCTGATGCGGCTGTGGCCGGATGCCCCGGCGGGCATCTACAGCGCAGGGCTGAACCGGCGCCAGCGTGGGCGGGCGATCACCTTCTGCGGCATCCAGACAGTTGCCAAGCGGGCCGAAGAGTTCGGCTATGTCGACCTGCTGATCGTGGATGAGTGCCACCTTATCCCCCGGAAGGGGTCAACGCAGTATCAGAAATTCATTTCCGGGCTGCGCGAAACCAATCCAGACCTTCAGGTGATCGGCCTGACCGCGACCCCGTTCCGGCTGGACAGCGGGCGGCTGGATGCGGGCGACGGCGCGATATTTGACGGGATCGCCTATGATATCCCGATCCCCCTGCTGGTCGAGCGTGGATACCTCGCACCGCTGGTCAGCAAGTCTCCCGGCTTCACCTTCGACACGAAAGGCCTGCACACCCGGCAGGGCGACTGGATCGAAGGTGAGATGGATGCCCGGTTCAACACCGACGCAGTGACCAAGGCGGCGGTGAGCGAGATCGTGCAGCTGGGCAGGGACCGGCGGTCATGGCTGCTATTTTGCATTTCGGTCGATCACGCGATCAACGTCCGCGACGAGTTGCGCCGTCAGGGGATCACCGCAGAGACCGTGACCGGCAAGACACCGGCGGGAGAGCGGAGCCGCATCCTGCGCGAGTTCAAGGCCGGGATGATCCGGGCAATCACGAATGTGAACGTCCTGACGACCGGCTTCGATGCCCCGGCCACGGATCTTCTCGCCTTCCTACGTCCGACCCAATCGCTTGGCCTCTACATGCAGATGGCCGGGCGGGCGATGCGGACGGCGGATGGCAAGGAAAACGGCCTCGTTCTGGACTATGCCGGGAACGTCACGCGCCACGGGCCGGTCGATGCGGTCAACGTGTCAAGCGCGGCGCCTGGCAAGTCCAAGGATCCGAATGCAGAGACTGGCGAAGTGCCGGGCAAGACATGTCCCGAGTGCCAGAGCATCGTGTTCATCGCGCAGATGCAGTGTCCCGATTGCGGTCACGAGTTCCCGCCGCCGGAACCGAAGATCGAAGAGAAGGCCAGCACGGCTGCGATCATGAACATGACGGCAGAAGATCACTGGGAGCCAGTGCGTGACTTCGCGATGAAGCGGCACCGCAGCGGGCGAACCGGGCAGCATATGGTCAAGGTCGAATACCTCGTCGGCAGTCGCGTCGTGTCGGAAATGGTATGTTTCGAGCATGTCGGCTTCCCGCGCCAGAAAGCGGTTTCGTGGTGGCAGCAGATGGCCGGGACCACGCCGCCTGACACCGTGGCCGAGGCGCTGGATCGCGAAGCCGAGGTGCGCGCCCCGGCAGAAGTCGTGGTTCGGCGCGAAGGTAAATACGACGTGATCACGCGGGCGCGTGGCTGCAAGAGCGAGGTGGCGGCATGAATGAGGGGAAATCCGCAAAGGCACTTCGCGCCGCCGGGTACGTCCCGCTGCCGCGCTGGTGGGTGACGCAGGACCAGCTTGAGGTGATCCGCCGGATCGCGATGGGCAACGAGGGTGAAGTGAACCGCATCAGGAACGGGGGTGAGGAATGACAGGCCTTCCCGGATACCCGTGCCCGATCTGCAAGCGTGCCGGTGGTGCGGTCACGATATCGATCGACGGAAAGAGAATGGAGAGCGCGTGCAGCCTGGACTGCGCCGCCCTCTACATACAGGCGAAAGGCAAGCCGGAAATGAAGCAGTTCGAGCGCGAAGCGGCAATCGAAGGCGGCAACGCCGGGGGCCAGTATCTCGACAAGATCGGCAAGACCGATCTCGCATCCCTGACCGTCGATGAATGGTCCGAGTTCTGCGCGCTGATCTTTTCCGGCGCCTGCGATGCGCTGAGGAAGCGTGCCGAAGATGAAATCCCTTTTTGAGGTGAGCCATGCTTGCAAACTCACCCTATGCGGCCCGCGCGGGCAACCTGCGCGAGGCGGGCTATTCCCCCATGCCTGTCGGTCCCGGCACGAAGGTACCCGGCAAGTACGGCGCCGGCGAATGGCGCCCACTATCCGGCTGGCAGAAATATTGCGACGGCCCGGCGCCTGAGTTCGTCCATGACACATGGGAGCGATGGCCTGACGCCGGTATCTGCATCGCGCACGGTGGGGTCATCGGCCTCGATCTGGACACTGACCGCCGCGACGTGGAGCAGGCGCTACACAGGGCCGTCGAGGTGCCGAACGTGCGCCGCAGGGGGCAGAAGGGGTGGATGGGCTACTACCGCCCCGGCGATGGGCTGGACGGCCTCTCTGCGCGCGTGCGCTGGTATGACAGCGGATCGGACAGCAAGTCGCCCGTGGTGGAGTTGCTACTGCACGGAACGCAGTCCGTCCTGCCTCCGACGATCCACCCGGACACCGGGACGCCATACCGCTGGCTGACCGATGAGAGCCTCGAAGATGTGCCGGTAGATGATCTGCCGGAGTTCGGGGGCACCGATCTCGATGCGCTGGACCGGGAGTTCGGCAAGATCGGGCTGACACGGCAGGCGCCACGGCGGGTCTGCGGCGACGATTACGAGCGACCGGCGGCCAGCGATCACGACCTTGAAAAGCCCTTCGGCAGATCGGTCAACGACAGGGCGCTTGAGGCGCTTGACCAATGGTGGCCCGCGCTGGACATGCCAAAGACCCGGCAACGCGGGGCGGGCGCGTGGGAAGCGGTTCCGTTCTGGCGTGGATCGAACAACGGGCGCCAGGTGTCAGAGCGCAATCCGAACCTCAAGGCGTCGTGGCGCGGTATCGTGGATTTCGGGGCGGACAGGTCATATACGCCGGTCGATGTGGTCATGGCAGCGCTGGACTGCGACTTCAAGGCCGCGACCGATTGGCTTTCCGACTTCCTGCGCCCGGAGGCTGGGGGCGACATGGGAATTCCCATGTCGGAACCGGCGTCGGCGCCAGAGAACGACACGGCGCCAGACCCCGAACCTTTCGATCCGTCACGCTGGGCTGCGACGCCGGTCTTTGCCGGACAGCGCCGGTTCCATGCGGTGAGGCCAATAGCCATGCCGTCAGATGCGGCATGGGAGGCGATGGTGCCAAAGGAGCCGCCGCCATTCCCGGTGCCTGATTTCGGCGTCTGCACGGGCCTGCTCGGCGATCTGGCTCGGCACATAGACGACGCATCGGCCACCATGACGGAGGCGGGCGCGCTTGCCGTGTCCTTGCCGATCCTTGGGGCTATATTCGGGCGGGCCTATGCGACCCCCAGCAACCTGCGCAGCAACATCTACACCGTCGCGCTTGGCGGGTCAGGTACGGGCAAGACCAGCCTCGTGAACCCGGCCAAGGAGCTGATGACCATGTCCGGCCACGGGGATGTGATCGGCAATGACAGGTTCAAATCCGGGTCCGGGCTGTTGCAGATGCTCTTGCAGGGGCCGCGCCGTGTCAGCTTCCTGGATGAGTTCGGCCACATGTTGCAGAACATCGGCAATCCCGGCTCCGGGGTGCACGCAAAGGAGATCCTGACCGAGTTCACCGCGCTCTATTCGGCGGCCAACACGATCTTCTCGGGCAGCGCCTATGCCGATGGCCGGTCAACATCCATCGACTACCCACACCTGTGCCTCTTCGGCATGGCCACGCCGGAACAATTCTGGCGCGCCTTCGGATCGTCCAGCCTGGAGGACGGCAGTATCGCGCGATACCTCGTCTTCCCGCTTGGCGAGACGGCGCCGAAGGAAATGGACACCAGCGCGGCAGAGGGCGTCGCGGAGGCTCTGAGAGAGGCGCAGGCGGTCATGTCGTCGCGCGTGAGCGGCAACCTCGGCAAGGCCAGCCTGACGACCGTACCGCTGGACAGCTACGCGGAGAAGGCCCGCGCGGCGCTCAAGGAGAAGGAAAGCGCCTTCGCCATGTACGCCGAAAAGAACGGCGTCAGGGGCGGCCCTGCGATCCTGCGGAGGGTGACAGAGAACGCGCTCAAGATCGCCCTGGTGAGCGCCGTTGGCCGCTCTCCGGCGGTGCCAGAGATCGACGCGCGGGACATGGAGATCGGCCACGCGCTGGCGTGGTGGAGCGCAAACGTGATGATCTCTAACATCGCAAGCCATGTCGCCGACAACCAGCTTGAGCGCGATGTGAACGATGTGGAGCGCAAGATCAAATCCGCTGGTCCGGATGGCATCATGAAAGGGAGGCTGAAGGACCGATGCAGGACTATCGGCAAGCGTGCTTTTGAGGAGATCGTAGAGAGCCTGTGCGAGGCTGGAATAGTCGATAAGATGAAGGTCGAGACCCGTACGAGGGTGGCATGGAAGCTGGTTCACACGATGGAAGGTGGAAAAGATGGGTGATGTTGGAAGGGTCGGCGATGAGGCGATGTATGACATCAGGAAGCTGTTTGATGTGAGGTCGCGCGAAGAGATGTTGCGCATGGGTTTTTCCGATCTCCAGAATGGGCGAATTGATGCTTCTGGATGCCAGGTATTCGTGGTGACGCCACGGACGAACAAGAGGCACAGGAGGCTTGATGGCGTAACTGCAAAACATGGATTGCGTGCGGATATCGTGTTTAGCGTGGCGGCAAACAAGGCCCGTAGGGCGGTCACGGTGTGGGCTATTTCACCAGACGGCTAGCCGGAAAATAATCGTAAGCCGCTTCCGATCATCTTTCCGATTATTCGAGAAATCGTAGGCCCCGGGCGTCGCTCGGGGCTTTTTCGTGGCGGAAGCAGCCGGACGGCTTACGATTATTACGATTATTTCCGATTATTTATTCTATTTAAAACAATGATTTACAGTAATAATCGTAATAATCGGATAATCGTACCAAGGAAAAATTCTCAACTGTGTGTATAGAGACTCTTCTTTGCTCCGATTTTCCGATTATTCGATTTTTGAGGATCGCATCCGATGGGCCTTGCCGCTGCGCTGCGCTTGCGGCATCCTGCACCTGCCAAACCCCGGAGCGGCCTCAGATGAGGTCGAGCCATGACTTACCAGATCGGGCAGATTGTCCCCCACGACGCGGCGCAGGTTTCGTACCTGGGGCCGCTTCTTGCCGTTCCGGCGTGGCACATCCTGCGGGTCCGGTCAGGATCGGAGCGCCAGAGCGCGGACGAACTACGCCATGCCGGGGTGCACGTCTGCTACCCGACCGACGACCGGGCTTGGCGGGATGCACGCGGTAAGGTGGTCAGGGCCAAGGTTCCGAGCGTGGCCGGGTACATCTTCGCCAAGTTCGACCGGGCGCCGTTCTGGACAGCACTCCGGGCGCGACGGATCATCACTGGCATGGTCTGCCGGGAAACGCCGTGGGGGCCGGTGCCGTACCGGGCGACGGAGAACGATGTTCGCAGGTTCATGGGTATCCCGACTGTCGAGGAGGAGCTTGAGGCAGCACGGCGAGAGGCGCTACGCGTCAGGCCGGGGGACAGGGCGCGAGTGCTGGTAGGGAGCGACCTGGCGCTTGCGGTGCGCGTGACGGACGTCTCCGGCGGGATGGTGTTCTGGGAGACGGATACCGGGATCAAGGGCAGCACCAGCGAAGACCGTTCCGAGCGCGCGGCGTGATGCGCAAGATGTTGCGTCAAGCCACGAGATGCGGTAATGGGGGGTTACCGGCCAGCCTGAACCGAGTTGATGGCACGCCGCCTGAGCACCAGCCGAGCCTCATGGCTAATCGCGCGGCTGGTGCGCAAGCAATTCAATCTACAGAAATGGTGAACGCCAATGAGCCGGGATGAAGCAACCGGGCGCTTCCTTTCGGGAAACAGGTTCTGGGAGGCGCGCAGCAGTGCCGGGCCTAAGCCGAAGTTCACGGACCCTGATGCGCTCTGGTCAGCCTGTGTCGAGTATTTCGAATGGGTCGAGAGCAACCCGCTGTACGAGGACAAGCTCGTCACGTTCCAGGGGGCCGCGACACATGAGCCGGTCGCAAAGATGCGGGCCATGACAATCGGTGGGCTGTGTTTGTTCCTCGACATTGACGAGACGACATGGCGTGCATGGAAGGATAGTCGTCCCGATTTATCCACGATCATCGCGAGAGCCGAGCGTGTGATCTACCACCAGAAGTTCAGCGGCGCTGCGGCTGACCTGCTGAACCCGAACATCATCGCCCGCGATTTGGGCCTTGCGGACAAGTCGGAGCATTCAGGCCCGAACGGCGGCCCGATCCAGACAGAGGAGGTGAGCGCGCGTGACCGCATCGCAGGCAAGCTTGCTGGCCTCGCAGCCCGAGAAGATCAGGCAGGAGATACTGGCGAGCCTGAGTGAGGCGGACCTACAGGATCTTGAGCATGATTGGCGGTTCTGGGCGCGTCCAGAGCAGATTGCACCGCCAGGAGAATGGGCGACGTGGCTGGCACTGGCCGGGCGCGGGNGGGGCAAGACAGAGGCCGGGGCCAACTGGATCATTGAGCGCGTAGAGGCGGGCGCGCGATCCATCGCACTGGTGGCGGAGACGCAGAAAGACCTTGAGGAGGTCATGGTCCCGCGCCTCGTTAAGGTCAGCAAGCCGGGGAACATCCCGACTGTCCGCTTCCGCCCGGTGCGGGTCACATGGCCGAACGGGGCGCAGGCGCTGGGATACAACGGCACGGAGCCGGACCAGCTTCGCGGCCCCGAGTTTGATACAGCCTGGGTCGATGAGTTGGCGAAATATCGCTATGCCCGCGAATTGTGGGACATGCTGCAATTCACCATGCGGTCAGGGACTGACCCGCGCGTGATGGTCACCACCACGCCACGGCCTATCCCGATCATCCGGGAGTTGGTGGCGGATGCGACAACAGAGGTCGTGCGAGGCAGCACATTCGACAACGCCGGGAACCTGCCTGCCAAGTTTCTGGACGGCTTGCGGAAGAAGTACCAGGGCACACGTCTCGGGCGCCAGGAGTTGAACGCGGAGGTTCTGGACGATCTTCCGGGCGCGCTCTGGACGCGGGCGATGTTCGATGAGCACCGCCTCAGGGAGGCGCCGGACATGCGGCGCATCGTGGTTGCTGTTGACCCGAGCGGCACAGGCGGGGCCGGTGATGACGGGGACAGCATCGGGATCGTGGTTGCGGGCCTGGGCGTCGATGGTCGCGGATATGTCTTGGCAGACCGGTCTTGCAAACTCAGCCCGGACGGCTGGGGGCGCAGGGCGGTTGCGGCATACAAGGAATTCGGCGCGGACCGCATCATCGCGGAGCGCAACTACGGCGGCGCGATGGTCGAACACGTCATCCGCACCGTGGACAAGTCGGCCAGCTACAAGGAAGTGGTCGCGAGCCGGGGAAAAGTCGCGCGGGCTGAGCCGGTTGCGGCACTCTATGAGCAAGGACGTGTAAGCCATGTCGGGGGCCTGCCTGAGGTCGAGGACCAATGCTGCCTCATCGGGCCTGAGGGTTTCATTGGCGAAGGATCGCCAGACCGTGCAGACGCGCTTGTTTGGGCGCTCACTGAATTGATGCTGAACGATCAATCGCAGGTCCAAATGATGCTCAGCTCTGCGGCTCGTGCGAAACTGAAAGGCAACCGATGACAGACCAGAAAGATCGCTCTGCCATCGTCAACGCATTGGCGGCCATGATGAACGCCACGAGCCGCCGCGTGTCCGCGCTGTTTCCCGGCTATTTCGATGAGGCGAAGCACAACCACTACAGAGATTTTGGCTGGCCCCAGAACGTCACATTCAGCCAGATCTACGCGATGTACTGTCGCAACGGCCTCGCCCGTGCTGCGGTCAAGAAGACAGCTCGCAAGGTCTGGCAGGATCACCCGTTCCTGATGGAGCGCGAGGAGGCGCACGACGAAACGCCGGTCGAGGCGGACATTCGCCAGCGGTTTGCGGACCTACGGATCTGGCAGCGGCTTGCCGAGGCGGACCGGCGCAGCATGGTCGGGGCATACGCTGGTGTGATCCTGC